GTTGTTGTAGGCTTCAGATCCCAAGGGCAACGCGTCCTTCCTTTCGGCCCCTTCTACACGATCGCCTGCTAGACGCAAATCTCCTTGGGCCGCATTATAAGCTAAATCGTGTGACACACGCACAGAAAGTCTTCATGGGTTTTCCTTCCTGTATGTCACGATCAGCGTCGTGATAGAAATCCACAATGGTTCGCTTCCATATAGGAACGACAAACGAATTGGCTTTATCTGACCACGTGTAATCAAGCTCCTCGACACTTCCGTCTTCTCGTTGACGTTGCTCTCTAGCTGAAAAAATCTCTTTCTTCCCTTCCGCGAACCAAATGCCCCAATATCCGGGTCCGGTGGACATCACTAAGTGTCCCATTGTCTCATACCCATTAAGGGCTTCGTCGTCCGTTAAGGCGCGCGCACCCATATCCTGGGGCATACGCGAATTAAAATGAGATATTGCTGCGGTTGTAAATCGCATAGGAGCGACTCTCTGCGCAACTCGCTCGTATTTCTGCGCCCCAGTAAACAAGGGGTGACGAACCTCGCCAGCGAATTCTACAGCTCGCTTTGCGCTTGGGCAAAAGTTACTAACCCACTCTGGGTGCGCAAAACGGACACCGCCCACATCAATGGGCACATACTTAGTGTTTAGCGGGGTAAACCGTTTAATCTCTTCACCCCAAATAGAGAGAGCTCCCAGTAGCGGCATGGTGGGAGTGTGCCAATAACTCTCCAATACTGGGGGAATAGCATCGAGAGTAGCTCCTTCCATTTCCTCCACCACAAGAGGTTCAACATGGATGGGAGGTTCGTAAACGGCGCGCAAAGCGTTGCGGGCAGTTTCCAAACTCTCGGCAACAATAGGACAAAAACCTACATTGTTAACGTCCCCAATGAGGCCCAATGTGTGGAAGCCCATGAGGGTGCGCTGCGCATGCTTAGAATAGTGAACATAAGGTCGCCCGCAATCACCATTCTTAGAGAGGGCGGCAGCACGCGCTGTCATGTGGACACGACCATTATGCGTGTAGTAGTCCTTACAATCTATAAGGACTTTATTAGGTTCATCTCCTCTCTGGTGGCCCAACATCAAACCCCACTGCACTGTTTGGGCATAGAGGGCGAGGTCATGTAGCTTCATGACATGGCCCCATATAGCACGCGCTCCCGTGCATGGTTGTCCATACAGATAGATGAGCCTAGCATCCAACTTCTGGCCCACTATATCCCCGGCTCCTTCCAACTGAATGGAGTTATTAGGACCCACGTCTATAGGCACGTACTCCCCGGATGGGATTCCACGTCTACGTATGTCCATCTCAAATCGCGCAGACGGGTCTTCCTCCCGCCTCACACGCAGAAGCTCCTGGTACCAGTGTTCTGGTATCACGATGTGGTTGGAATCGAGAGCAATCCCCTTAACCTTGCGCCTAGTCTCAGACGCTGCATTAATGAGTCGAACTTCCCTCATATTGTTCTCAATAGCGATATGTCGCTCATCTGCAACTGGGCCCTGCACATTAACGATACCGCCCATAGGCTTAACTCCCATCTTAGCGGGAGCCTTGCCCTTAGCGGCCTTCACGCCCTCGTACTGAGGTCCTTGTTCTTCTGCAAGAGGTTTCATTACCGTCTTAAATAGCAAGGAGACCAACTTAACAATAAGGCCCACTGCGACGGCTCCAACCGCAACTACTCCC